CCCCAGCAGTGATAGTCCCATCTATAGTCCTTTCAGTTCCCAGGGTTCCGTCACTAACATCCACGGTTCTATAGAAAACCTTATCTCCAGCTACACTATCTGCGGTTATATAAACTATGTGAACCAGTGTTCCAGTATCACCAGGAGTTGCCTTGTCATACCAAGCGGCTACTGAGGTTATTGCAATGTCTGTATCATGGATAAGAGTAGCAGCCCAACTAACCCCCGCATTTATAGTTCTAGTAAAACTAAGACCATCAGTGTCATTTGTATAGACAATGACGCCTTTATCTTTGTCAGACCAATAGGGCCCCCATAAACCCTCACGATTATCTGTTGCTGTATTAGCCGTGCTAACTACAGTTGTATCAGCCATTTATTATCTTCTACCCACAAATATATCATTCTGTGCTAAGAGTTTATTAAGTTCATCATTAGTTGCAAATGTACTTATTAACTGTCCTGCCTGTGTTAATTCAAAATCTCTTTTACTCTGAACCCCAAATTCAGCATAGGTTAATCCTGCTACATAGTGTATAAGGGCATAAGGATATTCTTCTGTAATAGTATTAGTATCCGTAGCTAAGGTAAGTAAAGCTGGTTTAACAGCTAACATTATTCTGACTTTATTATTAACCTCATTTGTATCAGGTCTAGGATAAACATAAACATTCTTGCCTATTCTGGTAACAAATTGTGGCTTACCTTCTCTATTAACCTTACCACTTCTTAAATGACCAATAGGAATTGTAACAGTCTGTGTGGTATAATCAAAGGATTCCAATGCACCCACTCTACTTATATTAGGTAGGTCATACCAATCAGCAGGAGAAAGAACATCAAGTGGAGTATATACGTCCTCTGTGCCAGTAACATCTATGTGTGCAGCACTAAGTATATATTTAGTTCTAGCTGGTAGAGAATAATTATCAACCTTAGCTGTAACATCACCAGAACTAACAACATGCTCCCACTCTTCCTCATCATATACAGAGGTAACTATACTTCCTATTAGTTCCACACCCGTATGAATAGCTGTTATAATAACATTATCTATATCAGCAGGCTGATGTTTAACTATCTTTTTAACTTCAGTTACTATAAAGTCTCTATCATTTGCCACTATTAATCACCTTTATAGTCATCACAATAATCAATAAGCCTATTGTCAAAATCTCTTTCTTCTTCCATTTAAAAAAACCTCATTTCCTTCTCTTTCATACGTTGCTTAATCTCATCTTCCCTATCTTTCTTAAAAGTAAATTTATTCTCTACACCCGCTCCTGTAGTATCCTTCCAATGCCCTCTCTTAACCTCAGATTGAACATCTCTTGAACCATCTCTAATGTTTAATTTATTAAGAGCACCCACTTGGAAATAATTTGAATCTATAAAAATATCATTCTTCTTCTTATGTGATAAACACCATCCCATAAAAGCAAATCTAGGAGGTATCTTAACACCAGTAGCCCTCTTAGTTTCACTTATCAAAGTTTCTTTAAATATAATAAGTCTATATTTACCATCTTCTTGAATTCTAAGCAGCTTCTCTAAAGGAGAGTTGGGAGCCGTTAGGAGATATAGCAGTTCTATCTCATATTGTGAGTCTGTACGTGCAACAATTCCACCAACAGACTCCCTATAAATTGTCTTTGTAGGAACTAGAGGATGATATAAAACCTTCTCTACAGAAATATCATACAAAGCCATTCTCTTCTTTTCACTTCCTTATTTAAATCTCGCCATCAGGTAGCATATCATAGTAGAGGACAAAATATCCCTTACCAGCTTCAGTTGCCGTCTGTGCGGTTTGAAGCTCAAAAAATATCTCATCACCTATAGCAACCTGAAATGGAGTAAAAGTAGTTGCAGTAGTAAGCAACTTACCAGTACTTCCCACAGGTTTACTCACTTCAGATGTATAAGATGCTTTCTCTACACGGCTTCCACCACTAGGAAGGTGGTCAAGTGTAACCACAGCCTTAGTAGCAATAGCAGCGTCAGTAGCTTCAGAATAGACAAAATCACAGCCTGTAACCACTATTGGATGTGTTAAAATCCAAGAGAAGGTATCACGGGCTGTAGCTTCAAGCGTTTCTTCAACAGGAATAATTGTAGCATTCCCACTGAAATCTGTTGCGCCAAATCCCATAGTTGTTTACCTCCTTTTTAGTCTGACCATAATCTTGTTATACGGAACTCACCATCACCAGTAAAATCCCATATCTTCTTCCATCCAAAATAGCCATACCAGGCTATACCAAGAAACCTTCCCCAATCCCAATCCTTAGTAAAGACACTCTCAGGTTTAGCAACGGCCTCGCCAATAGCATCATCACCAAAGAAAATTGCCTCACCTTCATGTGTTTTAGTACCGAGGGTGTCAGCAAGGACATTGGTCTCTTCAACAAGTCTAAATCCAAAGTATGACCCAATCTCACCCTTTATGAGTTGTTCAGCGTTGCTAGTATACTTCATAACATCAGTAATACCACCAGTAGCCGTGTCTTCATAAAGAGCAGCGGAAGCGGTTGCAGAGAGAACACCAACATAAAACCTACCATCAAAGGTAGGAGTATTATTCTTCCTCATATTCTTTCTAATCTGCCTCAAATCAAAACCCTGGAAATTCCTAGTACTTGAAGTTGAAACAGTACCATTAGAATCAAAAGTTCCTGTTGGTACTGAAGCTGTGCCAGTAGGCGTCCAGAATGTGTCAGCAGTTTGGAATGCAGCACCAATGATAGCATCCTTGGTTTCAGCAACATTCCTAGAAATTACTTCCTGCATGATTGAATCCAAATTGAATTCAGCATAAGTCTTTGCTCTACCCGTGTAACTAACAGCATTCCCATATTCAGCAATAGTTACCTGAACTTCATTAATGGAGTTCTTTTTAACTGGTAAAGACGCTAGTTCGGGAATAACCGTAGTATTCTTAGCGAGTTTGAGCACTTTTTCCAAATTCACAGTATCGCCTTTATTAGCACCAAGATGGTTTTCACTCTTAACAAGCTGTCCAAATTGAAGCAGATTCATAGCCTGAAAGCGGACTTTAGCTGACAATTTTTCTTTATGTAGCTTTGTTCCTTCAGTTGCGTCACTGTAAATTCCAGATACAGTAGCCATATGTGTTTACCTCCTTTTATTAGATTTAACTCAGACGGCCAGTCCGAGTCAGTGAATTTAACCCAATCTTTTTAAAGCAGCATAAGCATCTCTTCTTTGCTGCACATATTGTTCATCATCTAAAATCTTTGCTTCTTCTTCAGTCAACGCCCCCGCATCATCCACTAGAACAGGAGTTCCACCGGTAGGAGTTGGTGTAGCTTGAGCACCAGTAGGGGGGGCTTCCTTTACCGGTTCTTCAACAACAGGTTCATTACCCTCTTTGTCTTCAACCGGTTCAGCCCTTCTCTTAGATTCCTCTACAAGTCTCTGTCTATGTTCCTCTACACTAGCAAGCCTCTCTTCCGGTGTAATAGGCTTACCATCAGGTGTATAGGCAGTGGTCTGAGCTACAAGTGCTCTGTATAAATCCTCACTTACCTTATCCATACCTTCAAGTTTAGCCTCAAACATTTGTCTCACTCTTTCCTCTTCTATAGCCTCAGTTACACCTTTCTTTGCGGCTTCTCTTTGCTCATCTACAGAGATTGTTGGTGTTACTTGAGTTCCCACATTACTTTCCGGCATTTATTTGCCCTCCTTGAGCTTGTAATAGTTGCTGTTGTAAATCCCTAGAATCACCAGGTGTCATATTCTGATTAGGAAGCTCACCTGTATTGCCAGTTGGTAGAGTTTCTTCTACCTGGATATACTCAGCCTCATTTTCATCCAAACCTTCTAACATCTTTTCCAAAAATGTATCAGTTGTTATTTTCTTTTTACCAGGAACTATTATCCCATCTCCAAGCTGAGCTACAACCTGTAGGATAGTAACAACCTTATCAAATATATTCTTTCTCTGTATCCTACCACTCATGCCTCTAGCTTTTATATTGCTGTCGATAAGTAACTCCATCTTCTCTCTCAAGGTTTTAGACTTAACCGCACTAAGTTGTGCAGAATCCTTAATCATAGTCTCTAAACCAGGGTGGTCTGACATCTCCTGATATATAAACTCAGTCATAAGAACTAGTTCAATAAGGGGAGTTATAATCTCATCTTCTATTTCAAGAGCTATATCATTGAAAAAGGATTGAGCAGCATTCATCTTTTCCCTAATCTCAAATGCGGTAGGTCTTCCTTTAGTAGTAGGTCTACCCTGACTAAATTCATTCTGATAGCTAAGAATCTGTATAAGGAAATCAAGTAAACCCTGAATCTGTACCCCCATCTGAGCACCAGCAGAATTGTTATATAGATTCTTTAAACTCTTTAGAGGAATCCTTCTACCTGGCTTTATAGCCTGTGATATCTTATGTGCCCCTTGGTCTGCTGCATCTTCAGGGTCATAGCCCCATACACCCCAAGTGGTAAGTCTATAAACCATCATTAACAAATCTATAGCTTCCACATATACTGAAAGTAAGGGAGTGAGTTTTTCCAGATAGCCTCTCTTATATTTATCCCTAAATCCACCAAGAGGAAACCCGACAACATAGGGAAACCTACCATTGGGAAGAGGGTTATTATCAACATGGAGAATAGTTTCTTTATCAGCAACGATAAACATTATATTCTCAGCCATAGTCACACCTTCAGAATTGGTAGCTGCCTTTGTGAAAACATAATGAAGAGTCACTTTGGGAGAATAATTGGAGGTTGTCTTAGCACTATCTTCCTCAGTATTCTTTATCCCCTTTGGAGCAGATACACCCATAGCTCTATCAGTAACTTCTTTTATAGCCTTTTTATCCCAACCATTAGTCTGAGCAACTTTTATAAATTCAGGTAAGGTAGTCTCTATTATTTCAATTATATAACTATCACCATGTGGATTGGGGTCTAATCTCATATGATAGGGGTCTATATCAGATACCACAGTTTTACCTATCAATTTATTCTCAAACTCAAACTCACCTGTATCTTTATTAAACGAAAAATATACGGCCGTTTTTGCAAGAGAAGATACGGTTGATGGAA